GCGCATGTCAGCCCGCGCGGCTACCCTGCTGATAGCGTCACCTGACGCACACCAAGCGACGCACAAGCCCCTGCCTCACGGTGGGGGCTTCGTGCATTCCAGGGGCGGTGACCATGTCGAACGTCGAACCCGTCACCCTCGAGCTCATCGACGCGGCCATCGGGTACGCCATCGGACGCGACGCTGACATCGACCTCATCCACGACTACCTCGACATGCGACACGCACACATCGGAGTCATGGCATGAGCAACGCAACGCTGGTCACCGCAGTGCTGGTGCTGGCAGTGGTAGCACTAGCCATCTACATCATCCGCTCACTCACACGCTGAGCCATGCGTGCTAAGCGTGCGTGCGCTACCACCGGCTGCCCCAACCTCACCGACTCGGGTCGATGCGCTGACTGCACACGCAAGGCCGACAAGGTACGTGGCACAAGGCAGCAGCGTGGCTATGACGCAGCACATGAGCGCGCCCGTGCCTACGTGAAAGCAACGCTTAGTGGTCGCCCCTGTGCTCGTGGATGCGGTCACGTGTTCAAACGCGGCGAACCCTTCCACCTCGACCACACCGACGACCGTGACGGCTACCTCGGCCCGAGCTGCCCACGCTGCAACCTCTCCGCAGCCGGCAAGAAGTCACACACATAACCTCATAGGCAACCGCGGCTGATCCCCGCGGCCAGGAAGGCGCTCACTCTCCCAGGTGAGCGCCTTCCGCATTTCTGGGAGTAACCATGAAGGTCTGCTCAGTCGACGGCTGCGAGAAGAAGCACCTTGCTCGCGGACTGTGTGGGACGCACTACAACCAGCAGCACTGCCCCGATCGACACAAGAAGGTCGACATACCGTGTGACCAGTGCGGTGCGGTAGTTAGCAAGCCCAAGACAAGCAGGTTCGCTAACCGCTTCTGTGACCTTACGTGCCGCGACATGTACCGCATGGAGCATGGTGGGACTGGGCCGAACGGCCATCCGATCCGACCACTTAGGTGCCCAATACCAAAGGGTCACCCAGTGCGCGCGCTCATGCGGGACCAGCAACGTGCAGATCGGATAGCAAGTCAGCCGCCACGCGAGTCGGTCCACCGAAACCCCCGCTTCGTTGCCGGGTTGTGTGAGATGTGCAAGCAGCCGTTCGTTGGTAGGTGGCTGAACTCAGCCTCACCAACTGTTTGCTCGGACAAGTGCGGCAAGCGCAAGGCGCGACACCAACGCCGGGCAGCACTGCAAGCCGCTGAGTATGTCGAAGCTGTGACGTGGCAGATCCTCGCTGAGCGAGATGGCCTCGGTTGCTACATCTGTGGCATCGACTGTGACCCACATGACTGTAAGTGGGTGGAGGGAAGGGACGGACGGATGGCCTTCAAGGTCGGTCCTACGTTCCCAACACACGATCACGTCCACCCGATATCCCGTGGTGGAGCGCACTCGATGGCAAACGCTCGCCTTGCCTGCGCCGACTGCAACTCACACAAGGCAGACGCAGCCTGACCCCATGAAGGGGTGGCACCACCCCCTGAGCCCCATATGCGGAGTACCGCCGGGGAGGGGTGCCGCAAGTGCGTCAAGTTCAGACCTTTGGCACCGCGCGACGCGGTAGCCCACCCAACGCCGCGCGACGCGGCAGAGGAGAGTCACCATGCCCCACGACGGAACCCGGCCGATGGTTGTCGAGGTCGTTCACCACGACATCACGAGTTACGGCCTGACCAAGCAGTCCGCGCAGGCGACGTATGTCGTCGCGAAGAACCCGCTTGAGGAAATGACCCCGTCGGCGGCGCGCAACTTCGCTAAGGCGCTGCTTGAGGCCGCCGACCGCGCGGATGGAACCACAATCACGTTCTCCGACGAGCCGGTCGCGATCAACATCGACTCGGACGCGGTCTGGAAGGGTCTCCTCGACCTCAAGAAGCGCCGTGGCGGCGAGGGACTGGGTCTGTGATGGACGCTTCCTACCGCCTGCCCCCCGGTGCCTCGATCATCGACCGCGACGACTCCCGTGGCGGCTTCGTCCTCGTGAGTGCCCCCGATCTCCCCGACTTCCGCGCCTGGTTCGCCGATGACGTGTGGTGGCGTGGCACGTTCGGTTACGAGGCTCACCGTGGCTAGCGGCGGTGCACGTACCCGCTCCGGTCCCGCGCCCGACCCGAATGCGCTCCGTCGTGATCGCAAGTCAGACGGCGAGTGGCTGCTGCTGCCGGCGAATGGTCGCCCTGGTGACGCTCCGGTGTGGCCATTCCTCGACCAGTCCGACCGTGAGGTCACTGTCTGGGTGAACCTGTGGCGCAAGCCTCAGGCGGTCGCGTGGGAGCTAAACGGCCTGCACGATCAGGTCGCCCTCTACGTTCGCCGCTGGTGCGAGGCTGAGGTTTCGGACTCCTCGACTGCGCTTTCGACGCTGGTTCGCCAGATGGGTGACGCGCTCGGGTTGACGATGCCGGGTATGCACTCGTTGCGGTGGAAGATCGCCGCCGACGAGACTGCTGCCAAGCGTGAGACGGCGGCACCGCGTGTGTCGTCGCGCGACCGCTTCAAGGTCGTCTCCGATGGCAGCGCTTGACCTTCTGACGCTGGGTTTCCTCGTCTCTGACTGGAAGACCGCCCACTGCACGATCCCCGACGGCTTCCGCATGGGTGACCCGTTCGTCGAGACGGACTGGCAGCTTGACGCCACCGTCCAGCACTACCGGGTTAAGCCCACGGCGACGCTCGGGCAGTTGGCCCCAGCGTTCGTGCATCGTCGCTCGCAGATCATCCTCCCGCAGAAGGCGGGTAAGGGTCCGTGGTCGGCGTCTGACGCGCTTGTGCAGGCGTGTGGCCCCGCGGTGTTCGCCGGCTGGGCTGTCGGTGGCGAGTCCTACGACTGCCGCGACTACGGCTGTGGTTGTGGCTTCACCTACGACTACGAGCCCGGCGAGCCTATGGGTGTGCCGTGGCCTACGCCGCTGGTGCAGATCACGGCGTTCAGCGAGGACCAGGCGCGCAACATCTGGTCGCCGCTGCAGTCGATGATCAAGTCGGGTCCGCTCGCTGACCTTCTCCGGGTTGGTGAGGAGTTCGTGCGCGTCGGTGATACCGGGCGCATCGACAAGGTGACCTCGAGCGCCAAGTCTCGCCTGGGGCAGCCGATCACGGCGGCCTATCAGGACGAGGTCGGGCTGTGGACGAAGCAGACAGGCATGATCTCCGTCGCCGAGACGCAGCGCCGCGGCCTCGCCGGTATGGGCGGCAGGGCCGTCGAGACGACCAACGCTTACGACCCGTCCGAGGACTCGGTGGCTCAGCGCACCGCTGAGTCGAAGGCACAGGACGTCTACAGGCTCAACCCACAGGCCCCTGCCGCGCTGTCGTTCGGTGACAAGCGAGAGCGCCGCCAGATCCTCCGTCACGTCTACGCGGGCGTTCCGTGGGTCGACCTCGACGCTATCGAGGCTGAGGCGTTGGAGCTGATGGAGAAGGACCGCCCGCAGGCTGAGCGCTTCTTCGGCAACCGTCTCGTTGCTACCGCCGATGCGTGGTGGGACGAGGACCAGATCACGGCGTGGCTCGCGATCGGCATCCCGCAAGACGTGCCGGCGAAGACGCGCATTGTGTTCGGGTTCGATGGTTCGCAGTACGACGACTGGACCGTGATCCGTGCCCGAGCGTTGTTTGAGGACGGCTCGGTCTACGGCTTCACACCCCGGTTGGCTGACAAGCCGACGTACTGGAATCCCGCCGAGCACGGTGGCGAGGTTCCACGGCATGAGGTGCAGGCGGCCATCGAGTACCTGTTCGACACGTTCGATGTGGCCCGTGGCTACTTCGACCCGGAGTTGTGGCAGTCCGAGATCGACGCATGGGCTGCCCGCTACGGCGAGACCCGTGTCATCGCGTGGCCGACGTATAGGGCACGCCCTATGTCGGCGGCGCTCGAACGGCTCAAGGTCGACACGTCGCAGGCCCGCTACACGCACGACGCCGACGAGATGTTGCTGTCTCACCTGCGTAACGCGCGTGCGACCCGTCGCCCTGGTGGCGTGGTCATCGGCAAGCCCACGCAGCACCAGAAGATCGACCTCGTGATCGGCGACACCCTCGCCCATGAGGCTTCCGCAGACGTTCCACCTCCCCGCAAGCGCGGGATGGTCATCATGCGCTGAGAGGCGGTTCCGTGGACCTCGACGCCTCCCAGTGGCTCAACCTTCTCCTCGCGAAGCAGCAGAGGCAGTCACCGGACCTCCGCAAGTGGTCCGCGTACTACGAGGGTCGCCAGACGCTCTCGTACATGGACCCGGAGCTCGTTCGCGAGATGAACGGGCGCATCCGTCCAGTCATCCTGAACTGGCCCCGCCTCGTCGTGGACTCCCTCGAGGAGCGCCTCGACGTCGAGGGCTTCCGCATGGGCAAGGACGCCGCTGCGGATGAGCGCTTGTGGCAGTGGTGGCAGGACAACGACCTCGACGAGCAGTCGCAGCAGGCTCACGCCGATGCACTGGTTGAGGGTCGCGCGTTCGTCATCGTCGGCTCAGGTGACGAGGACGGCGACAGCCCGATCATCACCGTCGAGTCGGCGCAGCAAGTGACGGCGTCGTTCGACCCGCGCACCCGCGATCTCCGGTCTGCCGTGAAGGCGTGGCAGGACGTCGAGGGTGACATGACCTACGCGACGCTGTACCTGCCGGACGCCACGCACTACTTCTCGCGCAAGGGTGCCGCCGGGACTCCGGTCTACGGCACACCCAACGACGAGTTCTCGTACACGGTGGCCGGCGCGAACGTGGGCGGCAACTGGACTGAGTACGACCGCGACCAGCACAACCTCGGCGAGGTTCCTGTCGTCGCCCTGGTGAACCGCCCGCGCACGCTGCTCCCCGAGGGCATCTCCGAGCTGGCCGACGTCGTGCCACTGTCTGACGCGGCTTGCAAGGTCGCGACAGACATGATGGTCGCCGCTGAGTTCCACGCGATGCCCCGTCGTTGGGTCGTCGGCATGGGTCCCGAGGACTGCCTCGACACGCAGGGGAACCCGGTCTCAGAGTGGACCCGCACGGCGGGCCGCATCTGGGCGTCGGAAGACCCCGCGGCGAAGATGGGCCAGTTCCCCGAGGCGAACCTGACCAACTTCCACGAGACGCTGAACGCGCTCGCGAAGTTGGTCGCCTCGACTGCTGGTCTCGCCCCGCACGTGCTTGGCATGGCGACGGACAACCCTGCCAGCGCTGACGCGATTCGATCGTCCGAAGCCCGACTGGTTAAGCGCGCTGAGCGCCGCCAGCGGGCATTCGGCGGGTCATGGGAAGACGTCATGCGTCTCGCCGTCCAGATCTACGACGGTGTCTCGGACGCTACGGCTGACATGCGCTCGCTTGAGGTCATCTGGCGCGATGCCAGTACCCCGACGATCGCGCAGAAGGCCGACGCCGCAGTGAAGCTGAACCAGGCTGGCATCACGCCGAAGCGTCAGACCCGCGAAGACCTCGGGTACACGCAGGCGCAGATCGCGCGCATGGAGGAGGACGACGCCAAGTCCGTCGACCGCATCCTCGGCGGCGACATGTCGTCACTCGTCGGCCCGAAGCCCACGCAGGCGGTCACGCCTGGTATGCCGATGCCCGCTCCGATGGACGCTCAGCCGCCCACGCAGCCCCCGGCGTAACCCGTGGCCGACGTCGGCACTCTCGCGACGGCCCACTACCGCCAGCAGCAACTCATCACGCTCCGAACAACGAGGGCGCTCGAGGCGCTGTGGCTAGAACTGGGCACCAACGACGTCGTTGCGTCGTGGTATGTGCTCGCCAACCGCGCCGCTCAACTTGTCGCGGCGGGCCAGTACGCAGCCGCACTCGCGGCCATCGCCTACATCCGGGCGAGCATGACGGAGCAGGGCGCGAACCCTGAACCGTTGGCGCTGATCGACCCTCGCGGGCTGACCGGCGTCACCACTGACCGCCGCCCGCTGACGTCGCTGCTCATTGGTGGCGTGTTCCGGGTGAGGCAACTCCTCGCCGCTGGCGCGCCACTCGACGTGGCGATGCTGTCGGGCAAGTCGCGCTTCGTCCTTGCTGGCTCCAACGAGGTAACGCAGGCGGGCATCTCGGCGTCTTCGGCGTCGATCGGTGTCACGCCGACGGTGACGAAGTACGTGCGGCACCTCGTGATGCCGTCGTGTGCTCGCTGCATCGTCCTCGCTGGCCGGATCTACCCCGACAACGCGGGGTTCCGGCGTCACCCGCGCTGCGACTGCCAGCACGTCCCGCTCCGGGACGCGAAGGCCGCTGACGGGCTCGTGACGCACCCCGAGGGCGCGTTCGCGTCCCTCACCAGGGCGCAGCAGGACAAGACGCTCGGTGCCGCTGGTGCCGCCGCTGTCCGCGACGGTGCCAACCTCGGTCGGATCACCAACGCGCGCCTCACCACCTACGTCCCGTCGGGCCGACACGGCACACGGCTGACGCCAACGACTCGAACCGTCGAGGACTGCCTGCGCATAGCAGGCGGCAACCGCGATCGGTTCGTGCAGCTCCTCGATGAGTCGGGGTACCTGCGCTAGCCCCTCCACGCGACGTGGTGCGGGTCACTCACCCCCGCGATGGGAGTTCCACCATGTCCGAAACCGCCACCGAGCCCGTTGTCGAGCCCGTCGCTGACGCACCCGTTGCCGATGCCGTCGAGCCCGCCGCTGAACTTGGCGAAGCCGGCAAGAAGGCACTGGCCGCAGAGCGCGCAGCACGCAAGACCGCCGAGAAGTCGGCTGCCGAGCTGCTTGCGCGCGTGCAGGCGTTCGAGGACGCAGACAAGTCAGAGACCGAGAAAGCAGCCGCCCGCGCGGAGGCTGCTGAGAAGCGTGCCGCTGAGGCTGAGGCCAAGGCCATGCGCGTAGAGGTCGCTGACGAGCTGAACGTCCCGAAGGAACTGCGGAAGTTCCTCACCGCGACGGACGAGGACTCCCTGCGTTCGCAGGCCGAGGAACTGCTCACCGCATTCACCGCCGCGACGGCGGCAAGTCGCACTACCCCTCGACCCGATCCGACGCAGGGCGCGAAGCCCGCCTCGGCGGCGCTCCCTCAGCTCACATCCGCTGATGCGGACGGCATGACGTCGGAGCAGATCATCGCGGCTCGCCGTGCTGGTCAGTTCGACGACCTGTTGCGCATCAAAACCTGACGCCTAGAAAGGCGCTTCTCCCATGGCTATCTCGAACTTCCAGCCGACCATCTGGTCGGCCACCCTGCTCGACACCCTCAAGAACTCCCTCGTCTTCGCCGGCCCCCAGGTCGCGAACCGCAACTACGAGGGCGAGATCAAGGCCGCCGGTACGTCGGTGAAGATCACCAACATCGTCGACCCCACCATCGGTACGTTCACCAAGGACACCGACCTCACGATGCAGGTGCTCACCGACGCCACCACGTCGCTGACCATCGACCAGCAGAAGTACTTCAACTTCGCTGTCGACGACCTCGACAAGGCCCAGTCCGCTGGTCCCGTGGTCGAGCAGGCGTTCGTTCAGGCTGCCTACGGTCTCCGTAACGTCGCCGACGGCGTCGTCTCCGCTGAGCTCAAGGCCAACGCCCTCGCCGGCAACAAGCTGGGCGCCAAGGCCGTCAGCTCCTCGGACCTGGCGTTCGCGCTGCTCAAGGACTTCTGGGTCACCCTGGCGAAGAACAACGTCCCCGTCGACAGCCGTTGGGCCGTCGTCACCCCGGACCTGTACGGCAAGTTCCTCATCGACAACCGGTTCGTGAACGTGAACCTGGCGGGAACTTCCGAGACCCTGCGCAACGGCATGGTCGGTCGCGCCCTCGGTATGGACATCTACGTGTCCAACAACTGCGCCGCCGGTGCCTCGACCGGAACGATGAACTACGCCGGTCACCCGATGGGCATCTCGTTCGCCGAGCAGATCCTCGAGGTGGTCGCGTACCGCCCCGAGAAGCGCTTCGGCGACGCCGTCAAGGGCCTGCACGTCTACGGCACCAAGGTTATCCGCCCCGCGGCGATCGTGACCGCTGACGTCACCGTCTCCTAGTAGGCGACTGCGCCGGGGCTGGCTACTCCCCAGCCCCGGCGCACCCCCCACGCATCATCCCCCGGAGGTTCCGCCATGTCTGAACCCACGCTGACCTTCGGCCTCTCGTTCGAGGCGTCCGGGTCTGTCCTCACCGCCGAAGAAGCCACCGAACAGGGGTACACCGAATGACCGTCGGCATCTCATCCGCGAACCTCTGCACCCCGTGGCTCAACGTCATCCGCGGCACCTCGTTCACCGGCATCGCTACGCCGTTCATCCAGCTCCACACTGCTGACCCCGGCGCTGCTGGCACGACCGCCGTGTCCGCTGTGACGACTCGTGTCGCTGCGACGTGGGCCGCGCCTGCGTCGAATGCGATCGCGCTAAACGGCACGCTGCCGTCGTGGTCGATGCCGGCCACGGAGACCATCTCGCACGACTCTGTGTGGT